ACACTTAATGTACTTTGTAAATGTGTAGCACCTGCTACTGTTACAGCAGATGCAAAGTTTGCACTACTTTTAACATGAAGAGTTCCATCAATAGTTGTATTACCTACTACTACTAATGTACTATTAAAACCAACACCACCTACTACACTTAATGTTCCACCTATAGATGCATTATGTGTAACTCTTAATGTAGATACAGAGACATCTCCTGATGTAGGAACATTAGTTAAATTAGATCCATCACCATAATATGCAGAAGCACAAACTTTATTACTAATTTGTAAATCACCTCCAACAGATGCATTACCATCTACACCAAAAGTTCCTGTAGCTTTAACTGCACCAGTAGATATTTGTAATGCAGCATTAGTACCATCACCTGACTGAAGTTGTTGTAAATCATTTGTTAAACCAGTATTAGTACTTACAGCCACTTTAATTAATTGATTATAAGTCTGTGATATTTGTTTACCTGTTAATGTACTCATTTAATGCTCCTATACATTAGCCCAGAATCGTACTGTGCTATCATCCCAATCAAAACTTGCTTGTTGCCATTCTAAATTTCTACCACCATTGTCAGGTCTTGGGTTTTTAATAGTTATATCGTCTCTTACGTCTGGTATTTTATTTTGTGGATGGTTTTTTAAATCAAATGCACCATCAAAACATGTTTGACAAACTAATGTTTTATAACTACTTAATTGCATTACTCTATGTGGATATACAAAACTGCATTGATCACACATAGCCATTGCATTTTTATTACTAGCCATTATTAAATATACCTTAGTTTAGGTTTTATATGTAAGTTTGCTCTTTCTCTATCTTCTTCCATAGCACGAGCTAATTTTTCTTCGTAGTTTTGTTTTAACATACTAATACGATCTGAAGGAATACCAGTTCTTTTCATAGATAAATAATAAGATAATCCACAAGTTAATGCTGGTAAAAATCTTACAGGTGCATCTGCATTCTGATCAAAAGATTTATTTACATCTTGTACTTGTCTAATAGCTTCAATATTTAAAACACCAGTAGAATTATCTGGAGTTGGATATAAATGAATTGTAGGATTATTTAAATTACGTTTAACTGTATATTGAGTAGGTCTACCTGATTGACTCTTATTAGGAATATTATGATATTCTTCAAAAGATATTCTTTCTAAAGCTATATCAGTTCCACTTACACTTGTTGAATAAGTTACTTGTAAAGCATCTGTAACTGAATCAGCTAAAGATACAGTAGCAACATTATCTACAACAGTTACAACAGTAGTAAATGTACACCATAAAAGTACACCTCTATTTTGCCAGTCGCTTAACATTAAGTTAATTGATCTTCTAGCAGAAGCAGGTTCGTGTCCAAGAGTTTGTTCTCCACCAATCATCTCAGTAGCTTCTTGAATTACTTCGTCTATATCTAAATTAAAATTATATGTACCTGATGTTGCCATTATTTAACCTTTATCATAACAAGATGCTACAAGAAGTGAACCACCACTTTTAGCAGCAAATGTTTTTACGTTTGTTGGTTTACCACCTACACCTTGAGCTTTGGATCTTTTTCTTTTTACTGCAGATTTTTTCTGAGACTTTGACATACTTTTTGCTTTTGCTAATGGAACACACTTTGGATACTTACGTTTAGATTTTTTAGTAGATTTTCTACCACAAGGTTGAAACTTACCGTCTTTCTTAGGTGCTCCTATATCTACCCATTTTTCACCTACCCATTCTCTGAGTCCACCACCTTTAGCTTTTTTAACTTTTTTCTTTTTACCACCTGGTTTTATTTTACCACTACATACTGCTGATGCATACATATTAGCATAAGCTGATGGATAAACATCAAACTTTCTTTTAGCTGCAGCTTTTCCTTTTGGACAAAGCTTTGCCATTATTTCATTTTTTTCATTACACTTTTTAAATACTTAGCTTGAGCTGCGTGCATCTTAGATGCTTTATTTAATGCAGTAGTAATTTCTTTTAATTTATCTTTTACTCCTCCACCATCTTTAGCATAGCCCATGTTATTTCTAACTTTAGTTGGTAATTTTTTTAGTCCAGGGTTATTAGGTTTTTTTAACATTTCCATCTCTTTCTTGCTTGTCTTAATCTTGAGTTAGGATTCTTTGCTGCTTTAGGAAACTTCTTCATTTGTCCTGCAGATCTAGCACAATAACTCTTTCTTCTTTTAGCATCTTTACTTCCTGGTTTAGGTGATCCTGTTACAGCAGTCTTTAATTTACTACCAGGATTTTGTCTTCTATATTTAGCTACACCTGCTGCAGTAAGTCCAGCACCTTTTTTAGTAGGTCTCTTTTGACCACCACCTATGGTCATACCTTTCATATTACTTTTTTTACGTACAGCCATTATTTTTTAACTAAGCTCCCACCAAAATATAAACCAATAATTGCTGACATAAGATGTGTATCAAGAGGAGTGATCACTACACCATTATGCACCTTATCCATTATAATTTCTTTCTGTTCTATTAAGAACCAAAAGCCAGGTTGTAGTTCTGTCCATGTTAATATAACACTTGTATCAGTAAAGACAGGAACTAATTTAGGAAAAGCAATAATAAAAAATACTGCAGTTAGTGCAATAATTCTTCTGGTCCATTGAAATCCTTTGTTGTCAAACTTTCTAGCCTTGTCTATTTCATCCATTTGAAATTTAGCTCTAGCCATTAAAAGCTTTTGTTGTTCTTGTTTAGCTTTAATGCTTTGGCTCCACATAGACATAACACCACCTAGTACACTAGAACCTAACATGGTTATCATTTCAACTGGTAAACCACCAAGCATTATTTTTTAATCTTTCCACCATACATTCTTTGTACCATCATCTGACCTGAGTTATCTACTTTGTAGACTTTACCACCCATAGGTCTTTTAGTAACTTTACCACCCATTTTTCTTTTAGTAATTGCTCCACCTTTTTTCTTTAATATTTTACTTCTTCCTTTATCATATTCTTTTAAATAACCTGAGTCTCTTGCATCTTTTAAATCATCCATTGCATCTTTTTGTTCTTGTTTCATTCCTTTTCTAATTTCACCTTTAACTTCTGATAAAGTTTTTTTACCTTTTTCAAACTTATCTACAAGACTAAATTTATTATTTAATAAATAATCTGATTCTCTACCTTTTAATTTTTTCATTAAAAAATCAAAACCATCTACAGCACCTTTAATTGCCATTCCTGTTGGTGATTTACTTGCCATGTTATTTCTTCCTTATTTTTTTGCCATAAGTTTTTTTAAACTTTTTAAAAACTTTAGGCTTATTGATTGCTAAATATGTTCTTTGTTTCTTAGATTTAAAAGGCACTACTTATAGCCTTTACCATAACCACGTAAGGCTTTGCCAACTCCTATAGCTCCACCATGTTTTCTTTTAATAACTCCTCTACCTATAAGAATATCTTTCTGTGTAATCTTACCATCACCTGAAAGATCTTTCATAGTTCCACCTTTTTTCTTTTTAATAGTGCCACCATATTTTTTACCCATAAGTTGTTTTACTTCATCTAATTCTTGAGCACTTATTTTTCCACCTCTACCATATAATACTTCCATAACTTCTTCTGGAGTTACAGCATAGTCACCTGTATTAACAACTTCACCTTTATTATTAATTTTAATAGAACCTTGTTTTACAAGTCTACGTACTTGTGCTGCAGAAAGATCTTTTCTTTTAGGTGGTAGTTGACTAGATTTTAAACGACCTAATGAATCTCTATTACCACCTGCAGTACTTTTACCAGACTCAGATAATCTATCTGCTTTTTGTTCTTTTGCAATACTTAGTATTTCTCTTTTTTCTTTTTTAGTTCTTTTAATAGTTTTATCTTTTGGTTGTGGAAAGACTGCAGAACCTTTTGGATTTTTCTTTTTAGTGATAGCTTTTTCTAATTTTTCTTTATTAGATTTACGACCACGTTTAGATTTACGACCAGATTTAACTAATCCTTTTAATACTTTAGCTGCTACTGATGCTACCATTTACTTAACCTTTCTTATAACCTTTACCAAAACCACGAAGAGCAGAACCTACTCCTATAGCTCCACCATGTTTACGAGATACAGTATTCTTATATACTTTACCACCCATAGGTTTTTTAACTACAGGTCCACCAGCTTTCTTTTCATCTGCAGGTTTACCAAGTCTTCTTGTCATATCTTTAAGTTTAGCTTCATTTCTTTTTAATTCTTCTTTTGCTTTATCTGATAAATTTGGTTTTTCTTTTGCTTTTTTTATAGCTTCTCTTAATCTTACCATTTCTTTATCTCTACCTGCATAGCTGCCCATACGTGCCATTTGAGCATCTTTACCAGAAAATTGTAATGATGTAGCACTATCAGGAGCTCGTCTTTTTTTATTACTTATTTCTGTTGATAATCTTTGAGGATCTTTAGATGTAGTCTTAGCTTCACTAGCTTTTGTTTCAAGTCTCTTAATAGACTTATCTAACATTTTTTCTTTAGCTTTTAATTTTGTATGAGGTAATTTATTTTTAACTGCGTTTTTAATTAAATCTTCAGTTGTCTTTTTTCTAGCTATTAATTTTATAATTTGAGATGCTATTTTTCCAGCAGCCATTTACTTTACTCCAAATACAGGAGATGTTTTAACACCACCTATTGTAAATGATTCACCTTGAGGATAGTCTGCATCAGATACAGCTTCAATAGGTCCTTTAACTGC